ATCAGAAGTTTGTAAAGCATTAGGTAAAAGATTAATCATTGCAGGACCTGGGGAACCTCCAGAGTATGGAGAATACGTAGGAGTAGTCGGACCAGAAGAAAGAGCAAAATTAATGGGCGGAGCAATTGCTTTATTTGCACCAACAATTTATATTGAGCCATTCGGCAACATAGTTCCAGAAGCACATTTTTGTGGCACACCGACAATTACCACAGATTGGGGCGCTTTCGTAGAAACAAATGAACATGGAATGACGGGATACCGATGCAGAACATTTGATGATTTTTGTAAAGCAGTAGAAGATGTAAAAAATTTAGATGCAAATTATATTCACCAAAGAGCAATAAATAATTATTCTCATGACGCAGTATCTAAAAAGTATGACAAATACTTTAACAGATTACTTACTTTATGGGACAAAGGCTGGTATGAAAGGTCCTAGGTTATAAACCTAAGAATGGTATAATTTTAAAATGGCTACGACTCCTAACAGTAAAAGCTTCAGATATCCTCAGTACTCTGATAACCCAGACGTACCAAGAGACCTATCTTATTTAGCAAAAGACGTAGACGATTATTTAACAGCACATCCAGGCCCAACTGGCCCATCAGGACCGTCAGGCCCAAGCGGACCGTCAGGCCCAAGCGGACCGTCAGGCCCAAGCGGACCGTCAGGACCAAGCGGAGCAAACAGTACAGTTTCTGGACCAGCGGGCGCCACAGGCCCAACTGGACCTACAGGAGCTACTGGCCCTACGGGTGCCACAGGTGCAAGTGGAACACCTGGAACTGGCGTTAGCATTCTTGGTAGTTACGCAAATTTAACAGCATTGCAGACAGCACATCCAACTGGAACACTCGGAGACGCATATACAATTGCTGGAGATCTTTATGTTTGGACAGGTTCAGATTGGACAAATGTTGGCCCTATTCAGGGACCACAAGGATCTACTGGGCCATCGGGACCGTCAGGTCCTACTGGTGCCACAGGTCCTACAGGCGCCACAGGCCCTACAGGCCCTACTGGGGCGACTGGGGCAACTGGACCGCAGACAGCATTTACAATTACTTCAACAACCCCTCCAGCATCCCCAATTCAAGGACAAGGATGGTTTGATTCAAACACTGGAAAAGAATATGTTTATTTTGGTTCAGTATGGGTTGAAATTGGAGCCTCATTAGCAGGCGCAACTGGCGCAACTGGTGCTACAGGTCCATCAGGACCAAGCGGTCCGTCAGGTCCATCAGGACCGTCAGTACCATCAGGTCCAAGCGGAGCAAACAGTACGGTAGTCGGCCCAACTGGCCCATCAGGACCGTCAGGACCAAGCGGACCATCAGGACCATCAGGCCCAAATGGTTACACTCCAACAGGATGGACTGTATTAACAAACAACTTAGCAGTAAGTTCTGGTACAACCGTTACGTTAACTGGACTACAAGTATATAATAGAATAAAAATAATTGTTTATAGGAACTCAACAGGTGGAGGAACCTTGGCCGCCCCATCAGATGATATCAATCATTATTTAGTAGCAAAAGTAAACGGTGGCGGTACTGAAGCTCAAAAATTTAACTATAGCCAATTACAATTTATTGGATATATGCCCTCTTCAAGTTTTTATACAGGATCAGGAAGCGGTGGAACTGATTTAAGTGGATATGAAGCTTCTGCGTATAACTCTGGATATGGCGATCCTGGATTGTTTATAGTGCCTTCAGGACCAAGCGGACTTCATATGGAAATTCATGATAATCTATCTACTGTTGGGGCAAAATCTTATACTATGATGGCACAAGGAAGAGGTGGGCTTACTACAATTGCTGGGCCAAAAATGAAATTTGTAACTGGATTATGGGATAGCACTAGCCCAATTAGTTCAATAACATTTGAATTACTATATGGAAGCACTGGAGAATTTGGAAAAACTTTTAGTGGATTTACAACGTACACATACTTTTCAGTATTAGGGAGCACTCTATGATAGACGTAACTGAAATTAATATTATAACTGGAGAAGTTATTGAAAGAGAATACACCCCAGAAGAAAAAGCTAGTAGAGATCAGAGACAATCAGAACCCTCTCCTGAAGCTGCTGCAAAAATAGCAGAAGCACAGGTTACAGAAAATACAGAAGTTGTTGAGTTAAAACAATCTGCACTAAATAAATTAGTATCTTTAGGACTAACCGAGCAAGAAGCATTAGCATTGGTAGGAATTTAATATGGCTCTTATTTTTCCATCTTCCCCAACAGTAAATCAAACCTACACAGCAAGCGGAAGCACATGGATATGGACAGGTTCTGCATGGGATTTAGTTAGACAAGCTGCAGGTCCTTCAGGTCCTTCAGGCCCAACTGGTCCGTCACCAGCATTTTCTATTGTACAAACAACTCCACCATCAAGCCCACAAGCGGGACAGGCTTGGTATAATTCTGAAGACGGCTTAACATATATTTATTACGATTCATCATGGATTGAATTTGGCAATTCTTTAGCTGGCCCCACAGGACCATCAGGACCATCAGGACCAAGCGGACCATCTGGTCCATCAGGCCCCCCAGCAAGTTCATTAAGTGAAACAAACTGGACAAAAATTGCAACAGCAACTCCAACTACTGGGTCATCTTACACATTTACTGGTTTATCTGGTTATAATTCTTTTATTATTGATGCAAAACTAGGATACAAATCTCCAGGAGATAGTGCACTTTATTTTCAATTAAATGGAGATACTGGAAACTTTTATTCAAACTCTTATCTTATGACTTACGGAGCTACAGGAAGCTGGTCATATCAAGGTACTGGTAGTGGATCTAATGTAGGATATTCAATTGGTGGTAATGCTGGAGATTTAGGTGGAACTCATTTTATTAAAATCTACGGCGCATCTGGAACTGGATCAAAAGTATGGACAGCATCTGGATTGGGTGGAGCCTTTGGAAGTCTGGATGCAATGGGAAATAGTGTTGGAATATATACTGGAACTTCAGGACCAGTTACATCAATAACAGTTATGCTAACAGAAAATGGTTTTTCTAGCTCTGGCAATTCAATTATTTTATATGGGAGTGCAACATGAGTGATATAACAGAACTAAATGTTATTACTGGAGAAGAAACTACCAGAAAATATACTAAAAAAGAAAAAGACTTTATAGCCTCTATATCAATAGATGGAAAAGAAGAATTAAATGCAATGATTGTAGCAGAACAACAAAAAAGAATTTTAAAAGAAGAATCATTGCAAGTACTACAAAATCTTGGTTTAACCGAAGATCAAGCTAAAGCAATAGCGGGACTATAAGGAGAGACACATGCCAGCGTTAGATTTTCCAAATAACCCAACATTAAATCAAGTATTTACATCTGGAAATACTTCATGGACTTGGAATGGAACTGCATGGAATGTAGTCCGTATCCCTACAGGAGCTTCTGGCCCTTCTGGCCCATCAGGCCCATCAGGCCCATCTGGTCCATCTGGCCCGTCAGGTCCGAGTGGAGCAACAGGCCCATCAGGCCCATCTGGTCCATCTGGTCCCAACGGACCAGCAACTCTACCACAAAATTCTCAAACTACGTCATACACAGTCTTATCTTCAGATAATGGAAAATATGTTGATATAACTACAGGCGGAGTAACATTTGCAACTACAACAGGATTTACTGTTGGACAAAATGTTGTTATATATAACAATTCAACATCAAGTCAAACAATTACACAAGGCTCTAGCGTTACTTTAAGATGGGCTGGAACTGCAACAACTGGCAATAGAACTATAGCCCAGTATGGAATAGCAACAGCTATTTGTGTAGGATCAAACACATACGTAATAGCTGGAACAGGTCTTACTTAATGACGTACGCTGCTATTGCTATTGGAGCAAATACAGCGTTACCTTTAATTGTTACAGGTGGAACGCTTTCTTCCGACTCAACATATTATTATAGAACATTTACGTCTACTGATTCTTTAGTAGTTTCAAATGGTAGTTTGGCATGCGAATATTTAATTGTTGGTTCTGGAGGCGGTGGCGCATATGGAGGTTGCGGAGGCGCAGGCGGAGGAATAATTTTAGGATCTGCAACACTTTCACCTAATAACTATACTGCATCAATAGGAGCGGGTGGCGGATGGCAATCAGTTGGCAACACTTCTTCTTTTAACGCACAGTCTGGCTCTGCTGGAGCTGTAGGAGCTATAATAACTCATGGAACTGGTGCAGCAGGAGGTCCTGGTGCTGGATCAAGTGGTTCTGCCGCAAGCGGATCTTTTGGAGGCCAAGGTGGAATAGGAGGATCTTATCCAGAATGGACTTCTGCAACATCAACTGGAAGAGATAATCGTTACGCAGCAGGCGGAGGCGGCGGAAGTTTTAGAGTAAATTATTCTGCTCCTGGTGGCCCAGGAGGCGGAGGACCAGGTGGATGGAATTTGGATGATAATTCAACAAATGATTTTTTTGCACCTAATGATGGTTCTGGAAGACAATTTTTTGGAGATGCCTACATTAATACTGGCGGAGGTGGCGGAGGAGGCGGATCATCTTTTGCAAATTCTCAACAGAATGTAACTTTCCCAGGCGGTGGAGGATCTGGTATAGTTATTGTTAGATATACTAAATCACAGGTAGGTGGATAATGTCATATAAGTACACAGTGCTTTCAGATTACCCAATAATGTTTTATCAAAATGTTACTGCTGCAGCAAACACCCTTGAATCATATACTGAACTTATTTCGGAGTTTGGTAGCTATACAGCATTTCTTGCAGCTTATCCAAACTATCAATCAGTAGTTGCAAATACAATTTATGATATTTCTGGATGCCAAAATGATGGAGAATACTTTGGCTCAATGCAAACAAACCTTCTTCCTCTTTTAGCAGGGCAAGATTATGCAATAAAAATAGATAATGATAACTACATTACAGGGTCAGTAGAAAAAGATTATAACGGATCAACGGAAACAGGCGGGTTAGCAGACAAATATACATCTGATAATGACTTTACCTTAGAAGCATGGATTTACCCTAATCTTTCAACTACGTCTGAGGTAACTTTATTTGGAGATACACTAAACGATATAGGGCTATTCTATGACAAAGGAAACCTAGTATTTAGGATAGAGTCAGAAGAAATATCCTGGACTATTCCATACCTTAAAAAAACAATGCATGTTGTAGCCACATACACTGGCGGAGATATATCTTTATACGTAGACGGGATACTAAGATCAAATAAGATACTGTCCTCGTTTAAATTTACAAACACTTCTTTTAACCCATCATTTGGCCCAACCCCAAATTCAAGTAACTATTTTTTAATTAATGCACCAGCAGCCTATAGATATGCATTAGATATTAGCAGAATTCAAATACATTATTTAGATGGACAGACCCTACCAGCAATCCAGATTGCCGACCCAGACAGTGGTGAGGTTTTTGAATTTTACGATAACGACATATCTACTGCCTATAAATATGCATACCCAGCCAATTCACCTTGGGCTAGTTTTTTAACAGACGATCTTTATTATGATTCCCAAGAAAATTCAATTTCTATAAAAAAATCTACTGGCGCAAAATCTGTTATTATAAATGATTTTATAACAATACCATTAGGTCTTACAATTGATTCTTCAAAAATTGAATGGGACGGCGATAATGGAATTTCTGTAAGAACATCTGTAGATGGAGTAACCTATCAAGCCTGCGTAAATGGCGGCCCGATACCTCAGTATAGCATTGGATCAATAGACTCATCATATAATTTACACATAGAAATAACCTTGGCGTCAATAGACTCCGCAAAGTATCTTCCAAAACTTTATGGAATGATTATTAAATTTTATAATAATCAAGTAATGTATTCTACAAATGGCGGAAACTATTTTTCAACACTAGAGGGACTATCGGGACCAACAAAATTTGATGTATCTTTAGGTAATCAAAGATATCCAATCTTATCAAGAGATTCAAGAAATGGTATAAAAGCATTGCAAGGTTCTGGATTTAAAATAGGGACTACTTCTGGGGTAGGTACTGCTCAATTTTTCTATACCCCTGTGGCACTAACTGACAGTTCATTATTAAGCTCAGTATTAACAAATGGATATGCGGCATCCAATTATTCATGGAGGAGCACGGGAGTTATTAGCAAAACCAACATATCAGCAATATATGTTAATGGAATTAATAAGACATCCGAGACCAGTATATCTAGCGTTTTTGAAATAGGCCAGATGCACCACGTATTAATAGTCTTCTCAAACAATATATCAGGGGATATTAGATTTAATTACTCTCAATTTGGATCAGTAGAAGCACTTTATCAAAATATTGCTCTATACCCTTCAAACTTTGATTCAACAAAAGCCCTTTCTCAGTACGACTTATATAGGTACAAAAGCATTCAAGAGGTTTTAGATTCAAATACTTGGTCTATTCAATTGACAGAAAATTCAGTTACGCCTTATAATAATGACTGGATTGTGCAGCAAAACGTATAATCTGTCACATTGCCCTGACAAAAGCTGGACTTAAACATTAAAGAATGGTAAAATAATATTTATGGAAATTAAAAATGCTAGACAAAGTTTAGTTGAAGAAACGACCCTAGGCATTTACGTGTGGGAAATTGACGGTAAATGGGTAGGGGATGATGATGGACACTTCCTTTCGATTACATCAAAAAAGGGAAATAAAGAAAAAATTGAACAGTTGAGAAAAGCTGTTTCTTCTTATGGCATTGATAGAGGCCAACCTAAATTTTTAGCGGGTCGTAGAAAGATTGACGACGAAACATATGAGTTCCAAAAACAAAGATTGGACCAAGGACTTGTTCCAGACCCTTTTGATATTGGAAACTATAAGGACGAAATGAGAGCATTGCAGTCTGATCCTAATTTTCGTAATACAGGGAGATAAAAATGGAATTTATAGAAGACGACACAACCCAGAGCATTGAAGTTTCTAATGTTGCTGATTGGATGAAATTTAACACTGTTATGGATGTTAAGACAAATGATCCATTTAAAATTCAAGAAGAAGAATTAAAAAAGGTAAGAGGACTCAGTCCAGCGTTTAGACGCAAAATGGGAAGAGAGTTATCAAAAGCATTTACTGGGCAAGAAGAAACAGGAACACAACAAAATTTATTAGCACAAGCCGTAACTGGTTATGCTATGTTCGACTTAATCGAGCCACCATATAACCTAGAGTATCTTTCACAGGTTTATGAAGTATCAACATATAACTACTCTGCAATCAATGCAAAGGTATCAAATATTGTTGGACTTGGCTACGACTTTGTAGAAACAAAAAAGACTAATGATGCATTTGACTCTATCACTGACGATAAGCAGTTAGAGAGAGCCCGCAGAAAGCTTAATAAGCTACGCCAAGATTTGCAATCATGGCTTGATGAAACAAATGATGAAGATACATTTACACAAACTTTAATAAAAGCTTACACAGACCTTGAAGCAACAGGTAATGGATATTTAGAAATTGGTAGAACAACTTCTGGAAACATTGGATATATTGGACACATCCCAGCAAAGACCATGAGAGTGCGTAGACTTCGTGACGGATTTATTCAATTGCTTTATGGCAAGGCTGTATACTTCCGCAACTTCGGTGACACAGAGACAGAGAATCCAATTGCAGGAGGACTTGATCGCCCTAACGAAATTATTCATTTAAAGAAATATACACCAATGAATAACTATTACGGAATTCCAGATATTATTGCGGCATTAAATGCCCTAGTAGGAAATGAATTTGCTGGCAAATATAACCTTGATTATTTTGAAAATAAAGCGGTTCCAAGATACATCATTACGGTAAAGGGAGCAAAGCTTTCTCCAGACTCAGAAAGAAAATTACTGGAGTTTTTCCAGGTAGGATTAAGAGGCAAAAACCACAGATCCTTATATATACCATTACCATCCGACACACCAGATTCTAAGGTCGAATTTAAAATGGAGCCTATAGAGGCAGGCACCCAGGAATCATCATTTAATGTTTATAGAAAAGCAAATAGAGATGAAATCCTTTTAGCACACCGTGTGCCTATTAATAAAATAGGAACTCCAGAGGGAGTCAATTTAGCAGTTGCTCGTGACGCCGATAAAACTTTTAAAGAGCAGGTTTGTAGACCAGCGCAAATGATTTTAGAGAAAAAACTAAATAATATATTTTCTGAGAAAACAGATGCTTTAGCTCTTAAATTCAACGAATTGACCCTAACTGACGAAGATACTCAGTCAAAAATTGACGAAAGATATTTACGCATGAAGGTAATTACTCCTAATGAAGTAAGAATTAGAAAAGGATTAATTCCAATGGATGGCGGAGATGAAGTTGTAGAATTAAAGCCACAAGCCCAAGCAGAAATTAGATCCCAGGCTGGCAATACCCGAGCCAGATCTCAAGAAAGACAAAGTAATTCGCCAGACATTTCAGGAGAAGGTCGAAATGCTAAAGGCGATGGAAGCCAAGTCGACTAACTCTAGTTAACTAGTTATTTGCCTTTTTATCTACATATGGATAAAATAAACCATATGAACATAGAAAAATCATTGTGGTCCTCTAACGGCGACAACATAACATTATCAGTTCCTTTCACTAAAGTTAATCGTGAAAAGAGAACAGTTTCTGGTTTTGCAACATTAGACAACCTAGATCAAACTGGGGACCTCGTAACATCAGAGGCAAGCATGGAAGCATTTGAAAATTTCCGTGGAAATATACGTGAAATGCATGGGCCAAATGCTGTAGGAAAGATGATCTCTTTTAAGCCAGAGTCATTCTATGATTCTGCTACAGGCGAGTTTTATAATGGCATCTATGTAGATGCATATGTATCAAAAGGCGCTCAGGATACTTGGGAAAAAGTTCTTGATGGAACGCTAACAGGTTTTTCAATCGGCGGAAAAATTAAAGAGTCAGACGTAGAATTAAATAAGTCAACAGGACAATCAGTAAGATTTATTAAAAAGTATTCCCTTATGGAATTATCAATAGTCGATTCACCAGCAAACGAGCTATGCAACATTCTTTCTGTTGAAAAAATGAATGGTCAGTTTGTATTTAAAGGAATCGCAGCAGAGACAGAAGTAGAAAACATTTTTTATTGCGAAGAGTCAGATAAAGTCTTTATGTCAAAAGACTCTAACTATAACTCACCAGTAACTGGAAAGCCAGCTGAACTTATTGGCTGGGTAGAAACTACTGATGTAAATAAAGGAAAAGAAATAACTAAAATTCTTGATTCACATAAGAAGTCAAGATTAACGTTGCCTGAAACACAAACAATTGCAAAACAGGCAAACGCAGAAGGAGGTAATGAAGTGTCAGAAAATACAGAAAACGTAGTTGCAGAAGAGACAGTAGTCGCAGATGCAGCCGTAGAAGAAACAACAGTTGCTGTTGAAGAAACAGCACCAGCTGAAGATACTCCTGCAGTAGATGCAGTAGTTGAAGATGCTCCTGCCGAAACTCTGGAAAAAGCAGCCGACGTATCAGAAGTTGAGGTTGATGAACCTGATTTTGCAAAGATGCTAGGCGATCTAAAAGGCTT